TCATTCGAATGCCCCCGTCCGCTTCAACACAGTCGCTGTTTCGACTCGAGTGATAGGCTCGTTCGGTCTTTCACCATTAAATACTCCTTCTTCCTGAGCCTTTTCCCAAGCTGGTTGGTGTACTTCAGCCACCTCTGTTCCAGGTGTCGCACTCTCTATCAACGCCACGAGAGCAATGGCGTTCGACTGCGTCATTTCACCGTCCTCATATTCCTGGACTGTAGACTGTTCGATAATGCCTCTATCGGCCGCGTTCTTGAGATAATCGCCAAACGTACCGTTCAAAACTCCTGTGGGTTTCATGATCTCATCTCCCTTTTTTAGAATTTGTTTTAATTTATCCGTCGTCTCTGGACCAGCCACTCCATCTACTGTCAGGTTGTATCGAGACTGAAAGGCTTTCACAGCTTCGACAGTCTCCGTTCCATAGTCACCATCTGCTCCAAAACGCGGAAGTTTTTCTCCAACCGTCATCAGGTCCTCCTGCAGTTTCTTCACATCACTGCCGGCGTCACCTTTCTCCAGCAGATTATCGTCCGTGGCAGACGCGATTCCCTTTGCATCCATTTCTCGTTTCACATCATTAATGAATTGACGGAACGACACTCCGTTCTGGTTGAGTGCATTCTCCGGATCTGTCTTCCTATCCGGATCTAATTTGGAATGACCTGTGATATCTTTCTCCGGATCCCAACCATATCTGTCACATAGATAAGCAAAGTACCACACATAGCGCTTGTACGCTTCGTTGAAGTCTATGCCGCCTCCGTAGCACAATTCCACGCCTATGGCTGCATCGTTGGCATTATGGCCGTAGCGTCGGTTATCCGTCTTTACATCGTAAATCACATGATACGCTTTCTCTTCGAGTGGAATGATCTCAAGGATGTACTTGTCATCAATGAACACCTGTGCAGACGCGGAAGGTTGCTGGCTGTCAAAGTAATTGCGGTTGCCGTGGGCTGTAGAACCCGGATTTCCTGTGTCATGAGCAACACCGAAAATAGGCCCGGTCAGCTTGTGACCAGGCCGCGCGTTCCCGTGTCGGATGTACTTTTTTGTGATGTCGTATTTCACGCTATCCCTCCTATAAGATCAGTTTTAAATATGCTGCTGCCATTCCAAGAACGCCTACTATCCAGCCGCCCCATACGCGAATCGCGTCCCACGTTTTAGAACGACCCTGCGCCTGAGCTTCTATTTGATTAACCTGACCCTTTACCTTCTCAATTTTATTACGAACTTCCCCAACTTCTTCCCGGAGTCCGTTGTACTGCTTAATCATTGTTCGTGTTTCTTTCATCTCGGTACGGAGACCATGGAAATCCGCCCGGACATCGTTCAGCTGCTCAAACAGATCTTTGTTGCTGTACCACTCATTGTTCTTTTGCTCATCACTCATCTTGAGCCCCCTTTTTCAAGGTCTTATTGCTTATCTTTCTTGATACTGTCCAGGTAGTTCTGCGCTTGCTTGGCGGAATCGGTAAAGTTGTTGTTTTTCCACCAGGCAGCTACAGCAGTGACAGCCGAGAACACAAAAGACACGAACATTTCTACATTCTGCTCATCAATCGGCAGTGGAGAGTGGCCAAACAATGCAAGTCCCTGGTTGATGAATGCTGCGGCCATGAGTACAGTTCTTGTGGCGGTTCCTGCTTCTAGGTTCTTCAGTTTTTTGATCATGTGGATCACTCCTTTAAAAGAATTAAAAAAGAGCCTCCATTTTTGGAGACTCCCTCATATTTGATGCTGTAGTTAGTGCGCATAAGCCACGCTAGGCGCTTGATTCAGTTGGATAAGTTTCGCCGGTAATAGTCTCATAATCTGCTTTGGTGATAGCCTGCAGGTCGACAAATTGCTGAAGCTGGTCTTTCCGACACCAATTCCATTCATAGCGCTGTTTCAAGTATTCAAACATATTATTTCGCCTCCAATGCTGTAATTCTTAATTCAAGGTCCGTCTGTGTCTGCCCTTGTCTCATGCTTTCAATCTCCAAGTCCGATTGTTTTTGCCCTTGCTCCATGTTTTCAATCTCAATATCCGTCTGCGTTTGAGCGATTTTTTCTATATTTGTAGGTGGTCTATTTTCAATTTCTTCTTGTATTTGCTCTTGTGTTTTCCAAAACACCTCAGCCATCATTATTCACATCCTTCGCGTCTTTCCACGATGGAAAGCGCTCTAATTCCGAAGCACCCGCTCCGATATAGTTCATTACAGTTAAATATATTTCCCCATTTTTCCTCTCTACTTTACTGAGCAAGGAATTCCATATAGAGTCTTCTGATACTCCTTCAAATCGTGCACCTTCTGGGAAGTCTGAAAGGTCGATGGCATCTTCGTTCCCATCAACTGTAGCTGTTACTATCTCATTTTGTTCATCGAATTTGTATGAAACTTTTTTATCTGAGCGCTGGGGACTAAAGAAAATTTTCATTATTTCCACCTTCCTATCAATAAAGCATAAAGCCGAATTCCTACATATTCCCCAGTTTCTCTATCGTCATAAAAGGTAACATTCTGATTCCCTATACTGATTCCGGCATTATTAACCTTCGGAGAAAAATTCATAATGTAACCTGTATGAATTGCATCGTATCCAGTTCGGAAACCTGTATAGCTCGTCATCAGACCACGAACATAAAACGAAGGAGATGCGAATATATCAGCAAACGAAGCGGGATATGTCCAAGTCGCGTCTACATGTCCAGAAGCGGTTATTCTGTCAAAAACAATAGGGCTACCTCTATCTTCATAAAAATAGCATCTTCCAAACGCATGACATATCTGTATACCGTTCTTATATCGTATATATTCTCCATTTTGATTACTACCTTCTTCTTCTATTTCCCCAAGCTCCTGTAAGGCCTCAGCGACATTTACGGCAGAGAAATTAGAGTCCGAAAACCCGATGTTTGTTGCAAGGTGCGCGTCTGTCGTATCTTCGGAACTATGCGCATCAAACTGTTTCTTTACCATCTGCGCAGCTGCCCCCGACAATCCACCTCGTCTATCTTCTGTTGTAATATTACTTACCGGGTCTCCCGTTGAAATTTTATGAATGAGTATACTATCCGGGTTATCAACTTCCTCCCCAGCCGTTAGTGACGTTCCTCCTCCCGTCAATAAAGAGATGTAATAATCCGTGTTGATAGAAGGTGAGGATAATCGAATTTCGTCTTCCTCTCTTACATCCATGACACCTAAAAAGTTTGCTCTGCCCCCGCCAATAGTGACAATCAGAGCATCATCTTCGCTGTCGTACGTTGCAGATACCAACCGGAAATGGTCTAGGGCCTCGATTTCTTCTTTCAGGTACGCGTCATTGTTTATTAGCTGTTTGAATAATGGATTTACCACATCTGGATGGACATCATCGGTTGTTTCGATCTGCCTTAACTGTTGGTTATACTTCTTTGGATCTTGAATCGGATGATAGGCCACAATATCCCTCCTTTAATGTTCTTCGGTAAGATCGATCTCAATTATGGTGTCTTGGTCTTTCCCCTTTGGCGAAAAGTTCACGAATACCACAGGGTCCGCGTCCTCGTCATAGAGAGCAACCGATGATATATTCCGGCCGTTTCCTTCGTCTGCGGAGAGCACCACTTCAATCACAGCGTTCGTTCCATCTACCGTTGCATTCTCGATATCTTTGACCAGAAATTCGCCTGGTGCCTGCGTTCCATTTGGATCCGGATCATTCACATCACCAGTGCTTGAATCGTGGCCGCCGTCACCCCAACCGACTTGAACGATTGCAGTCAACACATCAACACCGGCCGATGCCTCAGCGCTTTTCGTTCTTCGGGTTGTTGCTACAGCTTTCTTTACCGCCATCCTGTGTCACCTTCCTTTCTTTGACCTCGACATGATAGGTTGGTTTGGTATTCACATTCATGCTTCAACCTCCTCTCCGTTGATCATCATTCGGATGCCGTACTCCGTAGGCGCTCTCTCCCCATCAAATTGATGAACACCATTAAAAGAAGCGCTCCCGTCGAACTTGAGCGCTTTGGTGATTTGCGTATCCCTTTGTACATGAAAACTGGATTCATAGTTGATCGGCAGCGCATATGCTTTGGATATCCTCGGAACGATTAAGGTGCTGTATGCAATGATGTCCTGATATGCTGCTTCAATTGGCACGCCGAAATATATCCGGATCCCGTCCTGCACGATACGACGGATTGATGTTCGAACATTTTCAATCGCGGCCGTCGCAAACTGACCGCCTTTGTTTCCGGAAAACAGATACGTTCCATCGAACTTAGCTGTGCCATCAAATTTAAGCTGCGGGGTGAAGATATCTGTCTCGTACAACAGAACAAGGGCTGCGGGCTCGTTATCGTACTTTTCGTACCGCCAGCATTCAGCCAGCCCTTTGTATGCGTCACCGAGCAGGTTATCCATGATTTCGTTGATCGTCTCAATGTCGCCGTTACTGAAATTGGCACTGTCCTTCGTCTTGATCATGTACCGGTACGACTGATCATCCATGCCGTTCCGTTGCTGGCCTACATCCTGTCCGAACCGATCGAGGACTTTACCCTCTGCATTATCGATATCTTGGTAATAAACGATGGCGTCCCGAGTATCAAACAATTTCTCCTGTATTTCCTCTCCTACGACAGCCATCAGCTTGGCAATATTGGAATCAGGTCGTTTGGTGTACCTATCGGTGATCCATGACAACATCTTCTCAGCTAGGGTCATTGAAACACCACCTTGTCCGCGTCCGTGCGCGCGTACTGGCGTTGATTAATCGTGATGTTGTCATACGAATACGTGGATCCATCTATCGAGAGCTCAATGCTGATATCTTCGGCGCTGCTGTTTCTACCGGCTGCCATGAGAGCCTGAAAGGCAATCACATCTTCCTTGATGCCAAGGCCGTCATATTCGGTGCCGTCTGCATCCTGACCGCCAATGTATTCAATGATATTCGCTCGAATGGCATCCTGATCAGCTATCCCGCTCAGCGTGACATTCACATAGACATCGACAATGCTCGGCCGGGAATACCCAATCACCTGATCTTTTCCTTTGCTGTCCTGGACAGTTACTTCAGTGTCTCCATAAGACTGAATGCCGCCTGATTTATAGCGCATGATCGTCTCCACAATATCTTGTTCAGCGCCACCCCATACGACCGGTTCAATGCTTTTAGGAGGAATGCCATCGGACGTACTGCTCGTTTCATTTGAGTCCAGATAAACATCCCGGACGCCCGGTACATCAAGCAAGTTGAACACAAGTCGATTCTCTTTCGAACGGGCTCGGTCTAAACGTTCCCGAAGTTCTTCGTCGCTCTCCCGGTCACGCCCGCCAGACGTTGCTTCCGGGTTGGTTACACTGTCGATACCAGGTGATGGATTTACGATTTCCGTTATATCCCCGGTATTAACGTTGCCTTGCTGCCCTCTCTCTACAGCTTCAATCGCCGCTGTCACCGTGCCACTCGAGGGAATTGTTACACTCTCGGTTGTCCGGAACCGTATACTGCGGCTCGTTTCAACCACAAAACCGGAATCAACGGTCGTGCTTTCTTCACCAGTTATTTCAATTTCCCCAGTGGATCGTAAAGGGCCTGACCTCCTTGCCCCTTGCCTTTTGGCATTCCGATTCAACGCAATGCCTTCCGAGGTTTCAACAAATGCAGCATTATACGTATCCTCAAGGTCTTGAGCAAATAGAGACAGGATCCACGCAATGACGCGGAGAAAAATACCGAGGAATTGCTTCGGCGACAGGTTTGTGCTTTCCCCCATCTTCTCTTTTGCTCGATTCTCCAGCGACGCTACAATGTCCGCATATCGTTTTCGCTTGAATCCATTCTTATCAAGCATACTCATAGGTTCATCACCTCCGTCCCGGTGACTTCTTCTTCTCCCGCGTAGCAACGAAAAAAGACGGAAAGCTGCCGCTCGCCGTCCCGCTCAATCTGTATGTCTGTTACTGCTGTTACTCGTTCGACTTGCTCAAGCGCGTCATAAATGGTCTGCGTTACATCATCGTCCGAAATATCCTTTCCTTGAATCGCTTCGTACTCCGTTCCGAACATTGGATCGAGAAACCATTCCTCCAGCGCTGTTTTTAGTACGGACCGTATTTCCTGCAGTAGTTCCTCATGATCTTCAATCCAAACAAAATCACCGTTCTCCATCGCTAGGTCGCCGGTTTGTTTGTCTACCTTCAACGCCTTCATTGGATCAGACCCACAATCACAGCATCTTCTAAGGCATGGTGCCGGCTGAACTCCGGATCAGCTTCACTCCCCGATATCACATTATCAAGAGCGCGTTCCGCAAAGACGACATACACGATGTCCCCTTTCTTGTAGACCGGTGTCACTTCCCTTTCGATTTCTTCCTCGGTGTACGACAAGGCGTGCTCTGAGCTTACCGACGACACGTACTTATCTTTGATGATGAATCGCTGGGAGACTGCGTGCGCTTCTAAAATAGGAGGATGGCTTTCAGCTTCCTTGCCTTTTTCTTTGCGCTTAAATAACGGTTGCAGTTCCGCTTTTCCGTTCTCGAAGCTTTCCACCCGGCATGGCATAGCGGTATGAGTCTCAAGCAGTTTGGAATCTACAAACTTTTTTAAATAGGTATCTCCGCGCATTACACCACCTCCATTTCCGTGACAAAATCAGAGTCTGTTGCTTTGTGTGTGCCTTTTCGAATCCGGTACCGGCCATTTGCTGTGCTGGACGCTACGCGTACATGAAGCCCTTCAGCAAGTCGATGATTGAGCAGGCAGGTGACATTCCAACCTTTCACTGTCTCTCCATCTTCGCTTTCTTCTTCGAAGCGTTCTGGCGTACCCACAAGGCCATGTTCGGGCGACAGGAGGAACGATGTTTCATCACCGTATCTCGGATCACGAATAAAAACCTTCCCTCTCGTGACACGTACTGTAGCACCACAATCTATCGCAACCTTTTGCATCACATACGTGATACTTCCACTGACGCTACGCCCTCTGGCATATACCTTGTCATTTGGCAGCGATATAGCTCCGATTTCCACCCCTAATTCATTTGCGAGGTCTTGCAAGATATAAGAGCCGCGTATGCCTTTCTTATACGACTTCGAGATTGTTTGCTTGGTCCATGCCTCGCTGGCATCGGTGCATTTCAAAGTTGTGAGCTTATCGGTACCGTCCCACTCTGTGTTCTTCTTTTGGAGCACGCCCAGCAGAATGGCTCCAACATCTCCCTCGTATCCGGCATTGAGAATGACGGCATCCCCCTTACTCATGTTGTTCAAGGTGCTTTCCGACAGGTTGTATATCTCGATTTCTACCACTTCTGCTTCTTCTTCATCGGAAAATGGAACATCAAAAAAGACCGCAAAGTCATCCGAATGAAACTTGCGATCCTTTACAATCAGTTCTGTTTTCCGCATAAAGCTGTATTTAGGCATCACCTTCACCGTCCTCAATCATCAAAAACACCGTTTGCCCGAGCGTCTCCCGATTCACTTCTGTGTTGTTTCCGGACGGATCCCTCGGTACTATTGTCACCTCTGGAAAGTCCTCATTCACGTAATCATCAAATAGAGGCTTCCCGTACACGATTTTCTGACCTGCAGCCAGTATCTCTCCATTCCTTCTTAAATCTACGGTGTAGTAATCATGCTTGCTGTTGTAGTGATATTCCAGCTCGAATGTTGCTCCAGCCAGTTCGATTTCATACGAAAACGGGACCTGGTCACGAAAAAAAGGAAGGTACGCCATTAGGATCCCTCCTGTACTTGCTGCCGACCTAAGTTGTCGATATCCTTGACCTGGGAACTGACATCCACGGAAAGCAGATCCACGCTGCTGGATTCAGCCAGCGTCACTTCCCGTAGGGTGATATCAAACTGCAGGCCGTTCCCCACTTTCGTGCCGTGGGTGCTGTTAAATTGTTGGATCAGTACCTTCTGCCGCTTGATCCGATGCCGGTATGGGATCATTTCGCCGGAACTTTGATACTTTTCCAGCTGCACCATGCGAGACGCAGCATCCGGTCCAACGATGACCCCGGATATACTTATCGTCTGCGGCTTCATGCGCACATGGTCGGCCATATTAGCGCGTTTCTCTACGGCGTATTCCGTTATTTCTGCTTCTCGTTCAGGTTCATCCTGTTCCACGGTATCCAGTCGGACGGTTCCAAGGGTTGCCGGCATAAAATCACCTCTCTATCGGCATCGGATTGATGATACGCATGTTCTCATAGTGTTCATCAAGCGTTTCAAACATCCACTGCTTAAATGTGCGTTTATCATAATCTGTAGCACGTCCATACGCTTTGACTTCTACATGGGGCATGTACTGAACGGTTTGAGCAGAAGAGTTTCGACTAAATTCTCCACCGGATGAAGAAGCGCTTTTTATCCCTTCGCCTATGCGTTGATATACACGTTCATTCAACGGTGCGACAACTTCCTCGTCACCGCCTTCTCCAACAATCGCTTGAGTTGGTCCAGTAACGAGACCGCCTTTCGCCATTTGGGGCGTATTCGCTATCAGTTCCGGGGTCGAAGTCAACAAACTACTTTGATTTGACTGCCCTAAAGATTGGAGAGAGCTGCCGCTGGAGCCACCGCCGGAAGGGTTGGTGATATTCATCTTTGGTATATCCGGTATATCGATAAGCGGTATTTTATTAATGGCTCCAATTAGCCAGTTAATACGCTCGATGGTTTTATTAATGTAGAGCTTTGCGGCCGTCCACATACCCCGGAAGAATCCTCCGATCGCTGTATCAGCCTCCCCGGCACTTGCAGTGATTTGATCCCAGTTCTTGACGATGGTTGAGCCTACATCAATAGCAAGGGTGATCAGCCACCCTAATGGTGTGAATAGCTTCGTGACACGCCAGCCGAACTTCAGTACAGATAGGCCGGCCTTGCCGATTCCTCTCCCGAATTGCAGGAGATCTCTTCCGATAACAATACCCAACTTTGCAGAGAACCGGGCAACTGTCCCAATGCCCCGTCCTATCTTTCCGGCGAATCGACCGACACCTCGTGCGGCTCCTCCTAACTTTTCACGCGCTTTAGATGCAGCAGGCCCGATTTTGCCGAGACCTCCGGCGCCAACAAAGCTTCCGATTAACCCAGTTACATAAGGAAGAGCTGCTCCGAATGTTTCTGTTATAGCCGACCCAATACCCCCTGTTGACTGATCAATCGCAGAAAAAGCGCCCCTCCATTTTTTCGTAATCCAATTCACAGCACCTTCATTTCTTTTTTCCAAACTCTCGACATCATTTCCCACGCCTTCAAATCCTTCGCTCATATCACTCAGTATTGGATTTAGCGCGGCCTGCTGTTCGCGATATATTTCTCCGAATAGTTCGCCGCCCAGCGCTGCTTGTTCCCCTTCTTTCTTTACATCGCTCAATTCACCGATGATAGACGACAAAGCTTTTTGACCGTCTTCGCCACCTTTAAGTAGTGCTTTTCTCCATTTGTTCGCTTGTTGTTCCGAATCGCCTAGTGTTTTTAAAGCATCCATGGTGGCTTTTTCGCCGTCTTTAATATTGGGGATTAGTTCAGAATTCAGCGATTCACCAAGACGATCCATCACGTATCCGCTTTTTTCACCACCGGCTACCATAGCCCCAAAGAAGTTTTCCCCACTCACTCCTGCTTTCGCAATGTTGACGGTGTATTCGTTCATCTGATCGATTAAATTCCCGAATGTAGCATCATCCAGTCGTTGCGATGCTCCGGTTAGCATTTTAAAGGCTTCTTCAGATGTTTCAATGTCATCGAAGCGACTCTGCAACAGTTGGGCTGACCGGGCTATTTCATTCATCCCGGCAGTCGTTTGCTGTTCCAAAAGACCGATAGACGTGCCGAGATCACCAGCTTTTTCTCCTGTTGCCTCAAAATACCGATTGGATGCTGCGACAGCCTCTGTTGCCTGCTGCTGAGTCAGCGACGTAATATTTGTCCAAATGTCTTGGACTTCCTCAGAAAGCTTTTCGGCTGATTTCTCATCTACTCCGAGGCTCGCTTGGAGCTCTCTCGGCACTTGAGCTAAAGATGTGATTTCACTACCTGCCATCGAACCAGCGGCAGCTCCACCTAAACCGCCTAAAGCAGTACTCACTGCATCAGCTTTTTCTTGTAGGCGGTCTAATTTTGACTCAGCTTCACCTGTGCCGACGTCAGCGTCAGGAAGATTCCTTATCTCATTTCCTGCTTTTTCCGCGGATTCGCGAACGTTATCCAAGTTGCCGGAGGCGCGCGCGCCGCTTAGTTCCGGGTCTGGAACACCTCGAATACTGCTTGACGTGTCTTCTGCTTCGCTCTGCACATTGTCTAACTGACTGACAGCCTGCCTTCCGCTGAGCGTCGGATCGGATATGTCATCGATATTAGAAGAAAGCCTGTCCGCAGAATTGCCAACGCCGCGAAGTTCTCGAGTCATGGATTGTCCTGCATCCTGCATGGTGTCATCCAGATCACCGATTGCTCGATCGCCGCGTTTGATACTTTCGATATAATCATCTGTGGTTTGATCAGCCCGCCTTAACGCTCGATCATCTATATCCCATGTAATTCCTACCGAAAGATCTCGAATAGACATATTCACACCTCCTTCCTACCAAAATAAAAAGCCCCTTGAAAAAGGGACTTAGGCATATTGTTCTTTCGGTGGCTTTTCTGTCCATTCATAACCACAACTGTCGCAACGATAATATTCTGTCTGAGCGTCTTCTGAAGATGTCTTGATTTTCATAAATGAGATAATGAAGAACACAATACATAATGCAAGTGATCCAATTATAAAGTTATATACAAGTTGACCTCCATCAACAGATGTGATGCCACTCATAAAAGCAGCCAACAGAGTCCAAAAGACGCCGTACACTAAACTATGAACGCGAGCAGATCGATACTGCTTGCTACTATACCAATAGCCTAATAAAAAAAAGTTTATTACGAATAAAATTGGAGCGATGATAAGTGTACCCAGCGCTGTTGAAAATAATCCAGTGACTATCAAAAAGTAAAACCATACTTTCCCGCTATTCTTTTCATTGACTTTGTAATTGTGACACTCCGGACACTGTTTTTGCCCTTCCATACTGACCCCTCCCCCACATTTTTCCTCATTGTACCATGTGCAGGGGAGTCAGTAGTAGTCATCATATACTTTTTTAAACGCCGTCAACATTTCATCCGCACGCTCTATATCGAATATATCCATTTGGCGAACTTCCGTCCAAGAGAAGCGCTTACTCAGAATCAGTCTCCAAGCTTTCTCCTCTATCACTTTCAGCTGCTCCTTGGTCCGGCTGTTCTCCAAGAAATCGCTCTATCTTCCGGATAGCCTCCTGTAATCCCGGGATGTCCTCTTGGAAATCCTCGACAGTTAGCTTTGGTTGTTTCACTACCTCTTCAATCAGCTCCCGAGCATACGGCGCCTGTTTCGGAAAGCCATTGCTGCCCCGGTGCCTGTCCGTCAACTCGAGGTACCACATTGCTCCGGGATGCTGTACTGTATATTCTTTTCCGTTTACGGTGATTGTTCCTTTTTTGGCCATGTATTAGCCCTCCATTTAACAAATTTTGTAGGAATTTCTCCTTTTCTATCGAAATGTGATAGTGAAAGGAGGTGTTTCAATGTTCAAATCAACCAGCGAATTTCATAATGCGCTAGTCAGTGTTTTAACTTCCATTATGGATAACCCTGAAAACATCGATGAATGGCAAGGTTCTTTAGATGAAATTTCTTTTCATGATGTTCTCAGAGAATCCTTAGACAGAGGTTATCTTACCGGTTGCAACGTGCAACTAGCCGGAGATGATGAGGTGACAGTGGTGAAAGATTCCCCTAGGCTGACTTATCGCGGCTTGGAATTCCTAGAAAGTAACGGCTGACGTATTGTGATCTGAGCTTTTCTTCCACAATATCAGTAATCATGTCCGCTTCTGAAACCTTGATATCGTTGTCGGCTAAAACATTTATAACTTGGTCGGCAACTTCTTCAAGGTTCTTCTTATCTAAAACCCTCATGATTTTAGCCCTCCATTTCATCATTTAGTTTCGGAATATAGATCGATATTTCAACGCCATTCGGCGTCTTGCCGAATTCGCGGCTGCCGATGCTTTGAATGCGGCAGTTATTTCCGCCGGCTTTGTATTTTCCTGTGTTACCATCAATGACTTCTGCCGAGAACATGGACCGGTTGTTTTTCAGCCTGTACATTTTCGGCAGAGATGGACTGCTCGGTTTCAGCGTGACGGTCATGACGGCAGACTCATTTGTCTCTTCCGCGTAGGTCACACCGCCGTCTGCGTCCACGAACGGGCTGAACTCATCGTTGTTTTTTTCAATGGAAACCTTTGTATCCTCGCCATATCCCGATAGAAAATCCCCATCGATGACAGTGTTTACATCTTTGACATTAAAAGTCTGTACCTCAGCCACAATCTATTCCTCCTTTCTTATACTGCAACGCGGCCGGTTATGGTCGCCGTATGCACAGCACCTTCGCGCTGATAGTTGAATAGTACCGGCGGCAGCTTACGAGCAGCCCGGTCTTCTGGTGAAGCGTCCGTGATACTGGGGGCTGTGATCGTGAAGGACGGATTGCCTCCTTCATTCTCCAAGATGATGCCCTGGTCAAACGCTTCCTGCAGCACCTTCTTCACAATGCCCACGACAAGAGCGATTCCGCCGCTGCTGTACGGAACCTTATTGCGGTTCTGCAGCATCGTTTGCGTTTCCTCACTCATCCGCATTTCGATGAAGTCCTGTCCGTGAACCGAGTCGATAAAGTCACCGTTTACCACAAAGCCCTCGGACGTCTGCTCCTTACCCTGCTTTTTAATGTACGTGTTCACATAATTAGAGTGGAGCTCTTTGATTTCTGCAGGACTCAGATTCACAACAGAGGAACCCGTAACGCCCTTGAATTTCCATGTTATCGTGCCGGGGTCTTCAACACCCCACCGTCCGGTCATGCGCTCTGCAAATTGAAGGTCTGTCGGGTGATAGTAGAGAGACGTTCTCATCGTGCTTCTCGTATCATGGAAGCCGTTCACGAAGTCCACATCATCGCTGGTTGTGATAAACATCGCCAGCTTCCCATCTGTCCAATTAGATAGAGCATCAATATCCTCATTCCGCTGCGCTGTGGAATGAAGGAAGTACCAGTCGGCATGTTCTTTGATGAGTTCATCAAGCTCTGTCGTAAGTTTGGTCGGTGTATCCGGATCTGTTGAAGCATCCGGGTCATAAGCAATGCTGTGAATAGCCACCGAGTCGTTATGCTCGTTTTGGTCGAAAATGGCTTTGGCTTTTGCGTGTTCAGGGGATCCTTGGGCATAATCTTCTTCCACCTGCCCGATCCCAAAATACTCCCGGTAATCGGAATCTTTGCTCGTACCAAGGATCAGCTGCTTGCTATATCCGGCACGCGATACACTAATAGATTCGCGGCCGATATCAATATCAACGTCAGATAATGGCGCTCTTGGCATCTTCTATTCCTCCTTCTGTGTAGTCACGTCTGTGGCGTAATCAATATTTCGTTCAATCTGTCGGGTGACGCGGAACTGTACATCAAATCCGTACCTGCGTTCGTAATCGCCCTCAATCAGCGTGTCTCGGTTTTCGACATTAAAAATCTCCGCAACAGCAATGTTCTGCTGGCGGAGGTCAAGATGATCCCACTCAAAACACTCGCTTGCTTTGAGCGCTTCACTGTAAGCTTCCATGCTGTCTGTGGAATAGACAGTAAAGGAGACCGTCAACGTCGGCTGTGTCGTCTGCACTTTGGTCAACGTATCCGTCCCATCGATAAATTCCTCATTGGGATAGCCGCCCTCTCTGGTAAACGGTGTCGTGATCTTGTAATTGATGAAGGGATACGAGGGTTTGCTGTCCTCTTCATACCCCACCGCTTCTTCCAGAGGAATGACCGGCCGCCCAGTGAAATCATGAAGCACTTTTACAATCGTATTGCGGACCGGTGTGATATCATTCTGCATTGGCAACCGGCTCCTTTTTCTTCAGCATGTACATAAAAATGTCCGTATAGGCACTCAAATCATCTTCCGCGTTGATACGGTATATGACCCCGTTCCACCGTACAAGCTGCTTTGGTTGGTGCGACTCATAGGCAAACAGGATGCGGTCTTCTGTGGTATAGGTTCCGTTCTCACTGAACTGCAGCTCCCGCGAATTCATTGGGAAAAGAGCTCCCATTTTTTCTACCCACTCGCCGGTACCTTCCACCCATTCACCGCCATTTTCGTAATCTCTGTACCCTTCCGAAGTAATCTCATAGATTTCATACGGCCCTTCGTACATAGATACGAGACCGCTGTATTCGTACATCATTCTCTCACCACTTTCCATGTGATGGATTGCAAAAGGCGCCCAGTATCGACCAGCGGATTGCTACTTCCTTTTGCTTCCGTAGTGGTATTGGCGTTAGGCGGAGATTGGATGCTCCGTATCTTCTCCTGAATAGCACTGACCAGCCACGCACCAATTCGATCATAGGCCTGCTGCGGCGTGATTTTAAAATCCACAACGCCCTGAATGACCTTCTCCATATTCGTTGAGAGTTCCCGTTCCTTTTCATCGTACGTACTGCGCACGTACGAGCGCTCGGGAATTGACACTGACTTCACCAGTACAAAGTAGACTTCAATTTCATCCTTGCCTTTTTCTCGAGCGAGTAGCTTACTGCCATCATCGGTTTCGATGAAAAAGAGATCCTTGAATTCCCCGGCGCTTTTCCCATGCGCCTTTGGGTGTGCAGGGATCGTAAGGTACTGAGACTGCTTCGGCTTGATGTCCATGCCGAACTCATGCACACGCGCGATCATCAGCATGTGAGAGTCATCTTCACCAAACACTCCCACTTCTATCTTCATTGATTGGAGTTCCCGGAGGGCCTTGATAAGCTTGGGGATGTTGTTATTATCCCGAACTCTGACACTCATAAGACAATCAACCTCAAGCCAGTAGCCCGTCGCAACAGACGTTTGTATTCCTGCCCGTATTCCGTCGAGTCCAATCCGCTTCCTTTATCGGAGGGCGAATAGGAAACGCTTATTCTCCCGGAAATGGAATGAGAGTCAGCCCTTCTCTGATTCAACGAAGCCAAATGAGCCGCCAGGTACCGCTGCAGGCGTTCCTTGTGCTCGTCTTTGATGGAGTACCGGTCTAATTCTTCCTTTGCATCATCAATATACATCTGGATGTCGGAATCGTTGAGACCTTTCAAATGGCTGGCAATTGCTTTCACTCTATCAGCAGTTGTATCAGCCATTACTGATCACCTTCCGCGTTGCCGTCTCCTTCGCCATTCAATTCAGCTAGTTGTTTGTCGATAGCATCGATGACAGTCTTTCGGCTGTCTCCTTCTTCTTCCTCCTGCTTCCATTTTTCAAGCAGTTCAGGTTCAAAGGTGTCACGGATGAGATCAATGGCAGGATTGGCGTTGATCTCCGTCACGCTTTGCACGCCTTCTGTGTCATCGCCCGCTTCACCCTCCGAGCTCTCTTTCTCGAATGTGACAACCTCGTCTTTCTCGATCAGCCGTTTGGCGATGGGGTGGCCGGAGAACCGTTTCCACTCTGCTGTAGAGATTTCATTTGTCCCGGGCAGGAGACGCACCCCTGCCGCGTGACGAACATATTTCCCTTTATTGTGTACTAACATTAAACACCATCTCCTCTCACGATTGCCATAGGATAGCGAATTACGACGCCGCCGCACCGTTCCTCAGCCGGCACTTTGTAGTATGGGAAAGCGTACTCTTGATCGTGACGCGTGATGTCCATCGGGATAAGCAGCTGGACAACCTCCGGTGCGCTGTCAAAGACGAGAAAGCAGTCGCCGCCGCTTTCACCCTGCCCCACAAGGTCGGATGTCTTTTCAATGGTGCTGAACCAGTTCTGCGCTTCGATGTACTGCTGCACCGTCTGACCGGTGTACTGGTTGTACTCTTTCTGCAGTTCTTCGAAGTTGTCCGGCGTCACGACAAGTGTGTCCGCCTCATATCCGGGCAGTTCATCAACCTTAGACTTGGCTTTACGGACATCGGTCACGATTTCCTTACCGGTTTTGTCTGCCCATTCTGTCGAGGTGCCGCCGCTGTTCTGATCAACAGCCAAGGTTTGAATACCCTCAGCGTTCGTAAGACCGTTGATATTATGGTCAGCGTCACCGACCCACACCAATTGATTCTCCTTCTCCGCAATCGCCCGGCGGACGGTGTTTGCTTTCGTGGACTCAATGGGACGTCCGGCCATCTGTGCTTGGCGCAATTCCTGAATGTGGACACGGAAAGCCGATACGATGGAGTACAGGAGTACCGTCTCGCTCTTCATGTCCAGGTCTACCAGTGGTACATCCGATGCACCAGGAGCAAGAATTTTAGCGACACCTGTACGTGTCATCACATCGTATCTGTACGTTTCTGCTCCGCGCGGGATATTACGCTTCAGGTTAATGAGTGTGCGTGCTTTCAGTTCTTCTCGTTTCGGTTCATATAGGACATTGTCTACAGCCTCTAAGTCTTCAGGCCTCATCATAGCATCATTTCTCATGACCATTTTCTATCCACTCCTTCGTTTTGTAATTATGCAGGCAGGTTCATTTCAAGCTGGATCAGTTCGCCGGCATTGGCCGTGCTCTTGAATGTTGCACCTTTGACTTCTGTGCCTACAGTGGTGCCTCCGCTATCCGTTGCGGAGATTCGGAAGTTACCTGTTGTTTGATCCGCATATACAGGATCTCCGGGTGCTGCGTCTTCCTCGACTTCCACCCAGATGACACCCTTCCGTACTACAGCAACTGGCTCGTTGGCATCGTATTGCTTCACAGCATTCGGATCCGTGTAGTCGTAGTATTCTCTGGCGAGAGCCACGCCCAGGAACGTACCACCTTGGAATGTCTGTGCTTGACTGCCGCCGCCTGTCATTTCAACCGCCATGCCGTAATTGATGGCAGACGCAGCCGCTTTCGTTTCAGCGTGGCTGTCTTGATAGGTAGCAAATTTACCCTTCGATGCGGCAACATCCATGTATTTCTGATAATCAGTGATAGGCATTTCTTTCATCCTCCTTAAATTCGTGCATTAAAAAAGACCGCTGCCTGAGCGATCATGCTTACTTCTTCATATTCATGCGGTCTTCACGTTTTTTGTTGATATCGTCGCCTCTACTTCCTGGGAACTTCATCTGATTATCGCCCACAGAGGACTGTATGCTGTCCTGCAGAAACGACATCGTGGCATCATAGCGAGCATTGATGTATTCTTCGGATTTCTCTTTCGCGTCAAACTTATCGTCCTGTGTTTGGATCACAGCCACCTTAATATCCTGATCAGACTTGCCTTTATATTCGAAGTCCTCCGGCAGATGCTCCCGGGCAGTATCAATCAGAGCAATGCGGTTTTCTACCGCTGCGTCGATAGCGTCCTGCTTTGGTTCGGCCTTCTGCGCCTCGTCCAGTTCTGTTTTCTTGTTATCCAGCTCCGTTGTTTGCGCGTCGTAGTTGGCTGTCAGCGTGTCATAGTCTCTCTTGAGCTGGTCATAACTATCGGCCTTGGCCTGCAGCCCGTCTACTTTCGACTTTACCTCACTTGGCACCTCAAACTCTTGTTCATCAATCTTCACTTTAGCCATTGTGCTGCCTCCTTCTTGTTTTGAATCTTTTCGGTCCACCTGCCACGCGGAAGAATCTCCACGAATAGCCGCTTCCGGTCCTACTCTGCCTTGGTCCACAATCGCAATGTGGTTGACCTCAACGTTTGTCTGGCGGAACTGATAGTTCTGCCCTTCGTACTGCCCCTGCTCTGATACAAGGTCTGTCATAAAGCCCAGACTAATTTCTCGTTTATCTCCCTCGAGGACTTTATCGATTAGAGACTTATCCGTAATAGTAAAGCTGACCATGATGCCGCCATTTTGGACGGATGCGTCGTTATGCGAAAGCCCGCGGCCAAGAGCTTGGATGTTGTCTACACCTACAGCCTCGGAAGGGTGATCATCCGTTACTGGTTTGGCATTACAGCTGCGGATTGTTAGGTCTGAATAAATGTCCTCCGGGTGCTTCAACTCCTGCTGTATGGTTCCATCACTGGACTGATACGGATACACACCGGGTTTTGTCACGACAGCTCGGACCGTAAGAAAGCCTTCATCGCTTTCATCATGACTCAAAATCTTTGCTCTGTCGTACCTATGCAGCTTCATTCGTTCTCACCCCCTTTCGGTATCTGCTTGCCGCTCGTTGGGGTACGGAAGCTGTCATTGCTTATGGTTTTGGATTGTTTCTCTGTTCCTTTATCCTGCTTTTTACGCTCCATGCGGTAATCCGGATCCGCCATGCCCTTCACCCCCTTACTGGAACTCGAATAATTCTTCCTCTAATGGCTCAGCCACACACCGGCAGTTGTAGTCCTTGCCAGGGTAAAGGCCATTCGCCCCGTCCTTCCATGTAAAGACCTTTCCGTCCAGCTCACGGTGCTTCTTTCGAACACGCCGGTCATCGCTGTCACGCCATCTAAACTTCTTCAAGCCAGCTTCTTGGTGCCGGCGCTTCGTCATGTCACCAAGGATAGAACCGGTCTGGTCTCGAGCAATAAAAATCGCCCGGCGCTTGCCCGCGCCCGACGTCTGTTTGATTCGCTCTGCCATGTCGTTGAGGGATTCGCCGCTGCGGACGCCCTGGATGACAATTGTTTTGATGTCATCGTGATACTGCCTGTCGATGGACTTGATGCGGGAGACATTCTCAGCCACTGCTGTTTCCATGAAGGAGGCGAGCCACGATTCATTCATCGTAGGGTCTATGCCTACAACATCCCTGAACTGCTCGGCAAATTCTTCTTTCTGTCGCTGGTTCAATCCATTCACAAACTGTTGGACAATGGCGCTGACAACTGCAGTGACAAACACCGATTCGCCAGTCTCTTCCTCGAGGGCTTCCAGTTCCTTTTGGATATCTGAAAGCTCGTCCTCGTCCAACACCAAAGCGTCATTACGGTTTCTGTACTGATGAATCAAGGGCTTAATACGTTTGGTCCATGCGTCCCACATGATTTTACGGTTCTGATCAACTAGCCCTTTCACCCGCCGTGCGTACTGGACAGCGATTGCGGTAGGAAAAGCGCCGCCTCTAATTCTCGCCATTGCTGCCCTCTCCTTCACCATTCGGATCATCAGGCATTTCCAGCTCGTCCATCAGACTGCCCATCTCAAAGCGCTTCTGCCTGACTTCATCCGGAGTGAGGACTTGGTTTTTCAGATAGATGCTGTCCGTTTCAGCTTGCTTCTTTCTGATATCCGCATCAGTCTGATCGTCCAAGCGCCACAACGGATTGAACTTCACTTTCCAATCGATCGTGTCCGGGTCAATCTGACCGCCGGGTTCATCGCTGGCCCATAGCAGAAGCCGAACAAGGTATTCAATCTTAGGCCGGAGAAAGTTCTCCTGCGTGCCCGCAATGCGCGCGTAATAGTTCAGGCTGTCATACTGTGCACCGGATATGGTTCCAGACTGCTGCCCGAGCAAGTGGCTTTTCGGCATCTTTGCCGAGCCAGCCAGCACGTCCCAGACAAATGTCAGCAGCTGCTCTACTCCGTTTACCTGCGTGGCCTCTTTTTTGAGCTCTTCGTCCGACTCAATAATAGCAAGAGCTTCCGTGCGAAACATGTAGTCCATCAGCATCTGCGCTTCCCGCATGTCTTCCTTTGTCATACCTTCCGCTTGATTGCTTTTAAAGACCTTGAAAGTGAAGTCATACAATATCTGACCAACCGACCACAGCGATGTATCAAACACCGTAATAATGTCCTTCATCGGCTCGAGTATCGATTGTCCCCAGTCTCTGTCCTCAATGCGCTTCGTCTGCAGGTGCAGCAGTCTTGATTTATGCACGTCTCTCTGTAGTGGGGAATCGTCCATTGTTGTATGTCCTGGGTTTATTTGATACTTTTCCACGTCTCCAAACGAAGGGTCAAAGGGGTCGACGTTAATTAGAAACTTCGTTAATTTCAATCGGGAGAAAGGATGCAGGTAATCAATGGACCGTAAACTCTTAATATTGATCGGATCATCTAAGGTCCACTGTCGCCCACCTTGAGTAACGCCAATGGAGACAAATCCATCACCACGCAACCGATCATAAGCTACCATCTTTTCAATCGCTTCCGGCGCGTTCAGCGTTTCCAATCGCTTCTCCAAAGCACGGGCCAGCTTTTCGTCTTCCATCTCCAGCGTGATCCACTCTCTTGTTGCATCCTCAGCCGGAATGTCCACGATGTTTTGAATAATCTGGTTGCCGGCATATAGACGAGTGATTTCTTCATCACTTAACAGCGCCCAGTCACCTGCTTGCTGCCTAACAAGAGGATCCTGCTCTCCACCCTTTCCGGCCGTCTGCATAAAGTCACCTTTATAGTCTTGGGCTCGGTCTATTGTAGTTCTTTTTGCCATCGTGCTCACTCACCTTACGCCATGTTTTTATACCGTTCTGTCAGCGACTTCTTACCCCGGCCGTAAATGATTGTATTTATGAAGTACCTATCCGCATCCATATGATGATCATTGGCTTTCACTGGTTTATCTTCCCCGCGGTTGCCTGCCTTTTCGTCCCAAATGTAAGAAGAGAACTCTCGGAATGTCTCTTTGCAGGACTCATCGTAAAAGATCTCTCCTTCTCGTAAAGCATTGGCCATGTTTTGAATACCTTCCAGCACTTCATTCTTCGCCTCCACCACTCGGAGACGATTCTTCTTCAGCAGAGCAATGAATGGTGTAGCACTGGGGTCTACAATAACGCCAGAAACCTGGACATCTGATGTAAAAGCGAGCAGATCATCAAGGTAGTCCTGCGGTGTTTTCTGTTTGTTTTCTTTGCGGCCGTCGTAGTGATACTCCCGCAGTTTATACCAAATGCCCAAACGTGAACCCCACAAGCCAAAAGCCGTGGGGTTCTGGGTGCCATAGTCCGCTGACACATAATATCTATCAAATTGCTTAAAGTTCACCTTCATGACATGCTGCTCTTTGTTGAACATGTCGAAGATAACGCCCTCGGCAAGCACCCATAAGCCAAGGATAAAACGCTCGTAAAAGACGCCACTGAACATCCTCTCGTAACGCTCGATAACCTTGCGGCTCAATGAAGGGTTATCCTGCATCATGAAGTGAAGATGGACTAAATTCTTTTCCTCCAGCTGGTCTAAATAGTTCTCTTTGAACCAGTGATAAGGGCTTTCCGGGTTGCAGTTGTACCAGTATTTCGAGCCGTCAACCGAGCAACGCGCTTCCGCCTGACTGACAAAGGACTCCGGCATGAGTGCCACTTCATCGAAGAACATCCCGGCCAATGTGATACCTTGAATCAGGTCCTGCGAACCCTCGTCTTTACCACCAAAGATATAAAAGTAATTCGTCTTTCCTTTATAGCTGATGGTCATGAAGTTATCCGCGCGATGGTCCTTTACTCGGTACCCTCTGGACTTCAGCATGCGCTTCAGAGGCCGAATGACGTTACGCCGAAAAGAGCCGATGGTTTTGCCGGCCATCCCCAGGTTCTCATCGTTAAATGTTTCCATGCCCCACATGATATAAGAGAGCGACATGACGACTGTTTTTCCGGCTCGGACGGATCCGTCGCAGATAATGCCGTCTTTATGTGACACTGGCGACTTCGGATGCCACCACGTCAGGACCTTCTTTTGTTTCATCGAGAACGGAGAAAATGTAAACAGCGCGGGCTTCTTTTTAGTCTGTGTTGTCGTCATCGTCCCACACCTCTTCGACGGTATCTCCTAATGCGTTGATAAATCCATCATCTTCATACTCCCCTTCATCGACATTCGCTTTGGCTTTATCCAGCGCATGCTTATCTTTAGACAGCTCCAGTTTGTCTTTCTCCAGCTGCAACTTGTTCAGCTTATCCTCTAACTTGGATACGAGCTCAATGCCTTTCTGGATAGCGTCTTCGTAAAAGTCGTCTTGTAAATAATAAGGCTCAGGCCCTTCTTTTGAACCGCCTGTTCCAATCATTCGTTTGTTGTTCTGCTCTCTGACCAGCCTTGCAACTTTATAACGAGCAAGCTGCAGTTCCTGTTCCAGTCCCTGCATCTGCCCGGACAATAAAAAAAGCTGCTGATCTTCCTCAGAAAAATGGTCAGCAACTATGGTTTCGTACAGCCCGTGCGTTATGGCATTTTTATTTCCTTCAGGAGCAGAGCCGCCGGTATTGCCAAGCGCATTTTTATTGCCGGCCGGTGCGCCCTTCTTTGTGTGCACCCTTTTTTCTTTGGTTGCACCCTTTTCGCGTGTCCATTCATAGCGACGTTTCCATGACTTCACAGTATTGATTGAGACGCTATGTTTTTCAGCAATGTCTTTATATTTCAATCCTTTGACGTAATCCTTCTCTGCTTGAATGTGTTTTTCCGGCACTTTACATCACCCGCCACCCCCACATTATTTGTGTTTGTTTTCGAGCAAAAGAAAAAGCACCCCGGAGGATGCTCATATTAACTATTTATTTTTTATTTCCTCAAGCAACTCGATAATCTTTTCTAGCTTACTATCTAACTCTCTTGTTCCGATATTGGCAGAACTAGCTTCACTCCTAATTTCATCTCCCTGCTTAGCAACCTCTTTTTTAACTTCTTCAATTTGGGCCATAATCAAGTCTTCATCCATTTTTCCACCTCCTTCCTCTCAACAATTTCTGAGCCGAAAGGAGGGAATCCTTCATCATTCGTTCGTCAAATTCCGACAAAATAAGTCGTTATTTTATTGTGATACAGGTTATTAAATATATTAGGAGGTGAGACATTATTACCGGTAGAGATCAACATGTATTTCCTCATGAGAACGGCTGGCAGGTTAAAGGTGAAATGAACCAGAACGCTACTTCGGTGCACAACACCTTAAATAAAGCCATCGATGCAGCTCGCGGAATTGCTGAGAAGCACTGCGCTGATGTAGTGATTCATCACCGCGATATAACCATGAGATACAGAGACGCTCGTCCGAAACCAGTCTACACTCCTGAATAATAACTTTCACGGCTGCTTCAGGCGGCCGTGCTACATAAAAAGACACCTGCAGCGCAGATGCCTTAAAGCCGTCCAGCGGTCAGCCAGCCGTTTTCTCCTTCTGCCAACGGCAGATGAGCTAAGACCCGTGAGGGTCGTTCATGTAATTCGTGGGAGAATTCTGATTCCCCTACCGCCCCCAGTTTATACATACTGCTTATGATATTGCAAATAGCGCCAACTTTGGCAGAACTGGCAGTTTTGGCATAAATGGTTGATTAGATCATCACGCGTCTGTCTGACTTTTTCTCTGGATATGCCGAGATGCTTCCCGATTGCGCGATAACTCATGCCTTCCATCATGCAGTTATATACCATCTGCTGCAACGTATCGTTTACCAATTCTTCTGCATCTTCGATAAAATCAATCAATTCCTGATACACCTGTATTCTCTTAAGCAGCTTCTGCTCACGGCGGTCCAGGTTTTTAAGTTCTATCTGACTTTTCTCTTTGGATCCTTTAGGCATTACCGCTTCAAGTCCATACTGTGCAATGAGTTTGTCGTTAGATGGTGAAGCAGACCCTCCTATTCCATGCACCAACTCCTCTAATCGGATAATTTCACGCTTCATGAGAGAATAATCACTGATGAGGTTTTCAATTTCTTTATGATTCATGGAAACACTCCCTTATTTCTGCTTAATTGCTCCACCGCTGCCACGTCCATACGTCGGTCTATTCATACCCATCAGTTCCTTCAGATCTTTATTTGACAGCTTCTCTTTCGGCTTCTTCTTGGTCATGCAGCATCCTCCAATCTAATAAAAAAGAGGACGCCAAGATCCACGGCCGTAACCGTAAATCAAAGCGTCCTCCAGTGGGCTGGTAGAACCATTAATTAAATTTCTTCAAATCCTCTATTAAAAAATTTTCGATTTCAAATAAAGGCTTCGACAAGTCACAATTTTTATAAGGAATATCTAACAGATTAGCGATCTCGCGGGAATATGTTTTCTCCCGAGTTTGAAAATCTCCTAATAGTTTTCTTTCGTAAACTTTTCCATCGCGTTTTTTTAAATTCCCCTGAATAGTTTCTATCTTATTTTCTAATACTATTATAGTTAGTGGCTTCAGTTCCTGAAAAGTCTTTATTGGTACATCAGTAATTTCGTTTTTATGATTTAACAGACTAAAATGACCATCCAGTAAAAAAGGTGTATTTTTTAGAGATAATTCTTTTATTGCTAGAAGCAATAAAAATTGATTTTTTTCAGCATTATGAACCTTTTTATTTTTAGATAACTTATTATGAGACTTCAGTGAAATAAGGTCGCTTGCGGTATAATGAGATATATTAAAAAGCTCGGCAATCTTATTACAAAAATATCCCTTCCCGACCCCGTGAATACCACCAACAAATATCATTAGATCACCTTACTTTATAGATTATTATGTCCTATCTAGGGTGCTGCTAATTTATATAGCAAAAGGATTGCGGGGCATGAAAATTATTTATGGTTTCAAATGGTGATAAAGGAGCATCATATTTTATCGCTTTTTTAATTTTAATTGCATACCCGGTTTCTTTACCTTGAAAATACTTTTTGAAAAAATCATATGTTGTACCAGAAGAGGACTTTGTGTTTTCCCACAAAATTTCAATATCATCTTGAAGAATTTTTTCTACTGTTAACTCTCCTACAATTTTCCCTTCAGGTTTTGTGCTATAAACCACTATAGTATCTACTCCTCCTTTTTTAAAAATACTTTTTCGATATTCATATTGTTTTTCACCGTTAAAGATTTTTTCCACAAATTCAGGCTTGATCGATAATAAAACTTTCATGTATACCACCTAATTTTACAATATTTTCAAATTTGTCCTCTGTTAATCTCTTAATTCCCCAATAACCTTCTCGAGGTACCCCACAATCTTCTATTAACGTCTTTCTTATTAATTTTCTCTCCATTGCTAAATTATAAGTCATTTTTATTGCAATCATATCATCTCTTTTATATAAAGAATTTAACTCCTCGTCTGAAAAAACACTATGCTTCTTGCAAAATTCATAATACTCATCGTAGTCTTTAAAGTCTTGTTTAGATTTTTGAGATTCAACAACACATATCGATGTAGCAACAGACCTATATTCAGCGGGTCCCTGATAATCATTGGTTCTGTAAATTACTATAATGTCACCCGACTTGATATATTTGGCATCTTTCATATAACAAATGTATACTTTGTGTATACTGTTTGTATGAGATGTGTCTTTAATAAGATCAAAACTTTCGTTAGTGAGAATAGAGTCCGGGAACAGAAGCGTATGATATTTTGGTAAGATCCCTAAAAGATGGATGTTTTTACGATGGAGATTAACTAACGGGTAATCCGCTAACAAATCACCGGTAGCTTCATCCAACCGTTTAACCATAACATTTTCAACACCATCTGAAGTAGTTTTCTTAGCCTCAACTCTAAATCCGTACTTTTCTAAAAGCGTAATAAGCTCTGTATGTTTAGGGAATATCGTAACGTATAACTCTTTTATATCACCAACTACAGCATGATCGATAGCTTTTTTTAAAAATCGTTCTCCTAATTTAGTCCCGTGTGGATTGATTTTTAACGTACCTATTTTTATTCTCTTTTTTCGTGGTTGAGGAGGATAAATATTAATTAACTCTTCATCTTCAACTTTAAGATATAAAAAAGCTTGAATACCTTCCTCGTTTTCGTGAAAGTAGGCTTTTTCATCCCTTTTTTTAAGGAACCATCGTTCAAATCCTTCGTAATTATCCTTAAGTGAATCAAAAAAAGGATCCTGTAAATTAATGTTTTTAAAATATTCATGTTTAAGAAATGTCTGTTGCAATATAATATACCTCCTCTTTATTTACTAGAAATAGATTCTATGAATTAAAGAGTATTCCTGCAAAATAATACGAAATTGGATTAAATTCGATTAATGCAAGATACTAACCTAGCATTAAAACTCTTCCCCCTCATCATACTTCACCCTCTTAACCTTGCCCTGGTGCATGACAATCTTCGCTTCTCCATGGTCTGGAAGCTCCGTCAGCTTCGCCTTTCCATTAGACACCACAATGGCAAACGAGGAATTTTGTTCCATTATATCAATATCTAGTTCTCCAGTGCTAGGATTTATGTCGATTTCTTGCATTCTTTTCATAGTAGCCCCTCCCTGATATACTAGCTGTAGTGGTGAGCTGCTCCGAGAGGGGCGGCTTTTTCTATTTCTGCTGCTTCGTGCCTTTTTGTTGCGGCAGAACCAGTTCTTCCCGAGTCACTTGCTTCTGCCACTCAATCTGATTCATAAGCGACCTCTCTTTCTATCAATCTCATCTTTGGTCTCTTGAATCCGCCTTTGATTTTCCTCCTGCATCCTTTCATGCTCTTTATCTATTTTAGCCATTTCTTTTCCTGCTTTCCCTATAATCAAAAACCATGCAGTGACCACGAGAAGCCAAAGGACAAAGACAAACACGCCGGGTATCCAGTAGGCAATGTCAAGGCTCGATAGACTGTTGACGACCCACACAATACTTAATACAACACCTTCCCCGACCAACAAACTAGCAAGCGCTATTACTACTGCAGCAATAATCGTCATACACTCACGCCCCTTCATAAACTACTAACTTTCTCCGCATGCTTGTCCACCACAGCCAGGTAATCAAGTGGCACTCCACGTCCTTGCCTCACTAAATCCGCATAGATCTGAAAGTCATCGATAGGAATCGATTTACGCCCTCCCTGCGCCGCATTTTTCGCCGCCAGAGTAATTAGTGAGAGTGGCGTGAAGAATACCTCCCGAGTATCCCGAAAATCAATGAGAAGGAACACAGTGGCTCCGTGTTGCTCTGCATTTTTTAGATGCTGGATCTGGTGGTCGTGGATGTTCTTAAGGTCGAATCGTTTCCCGGATATGCTCTTAGCCTCGAATTCGACGGCCTTGCCGTTATAGACTCCCGAGTAATCAACACTGGATTTAGCTTCCCATACCGCCTTTTGAATGTTGGTCCCTTTCGACTGCAGCACCTTAACTGGAGTCGGGCGCTTGGAGATCAGCGCTATCCCTTTGTTCTTGTATTGCAAGTTCGCCGTATTCACTAGATTTTCAAAACCCATGCCGCGATTACCCTGTGTTTGTTTCATTCTGTCCCTCCTTAACCTTTGCTGATAGATTCGCTGTCCATTCATTCGGTAATTCTTACCTCAGGCATACCTAAATCATGTCGGTTTTCGTTGATACGTCTAAGGCCCTCATGACAATATTCTTTGTCGAGCTCAAAACCAATCCAGTTCCTCCTTGTGTTATCCGCCGCAACTGCTGTCGTAAATGCCCCCATGCAATTATCCAGCACCGTGTCGCCTCTGTTGGTGTAAGTTTTGATCAGGTATTCAAAGAGCAGCAAAGGCTTCTGAGTGGGATGAAAAGTGTTCTTATCTCTCGAGAAGTCCACGATAGACTTCGGATAGTTGGTATGCGTCGTCGTGTGATCTTTCATTAAGCTTTGATCATCCTCTTTAAAAATGCCACCTGTGCTTTTCCTCTTCTTTCTTTTAACTTTCACCAACGGCAGCAAGCCCTGCGGATTATACGTCGGCAGCTTTTTGTAGAAAACACAGATGTTCTCATGGTTCTTCAACGGCATTCGTTTTGCATTCTGGAACCCTGTCGTATGCTTCCCTTTCTTCCATATCCACTCATACCGAAACCAGCTCATATTACTTGCGACCAATTTAGAAGTGAACGGCTGGCTAGCTGTGAGTACAATGGCTCCACGGTCCTTAATGACGCGTTTGTATTGCTCCCATAATTGATCGAACGGGATAATCTCATCCCACTTACAATGTGTAGTTCCATAAGGGAGATCGCATAAGATCATGTCGATGGAGTTATCTGGTATCTGCTTCATGCCCTCGATGCATTCCATGTTGTAAATCGTGTTTGGTTGTATTGTCATTTCTTTTCTCCCTTCCGCGTGATAAAATAAGATTCGGAAAGGAACGCTTGTTCTTTCTATTGTATTGAGACCCTATTAAAAGGGTCTCTTTTAGTTGGTAACCGTCACTTACAGCAACGATCCATCAATCAACAGCACGCTGTCTTCTCCGTCTCTCAATTCCTCGAGCACTTCATCTAATGGCGGCAGTTCTTTATCCTCTCCTGCTGCTCTGCTAAATTTAGCAACAGCATAATCTTGCGGAACCTCTTGCATCGCTTCCGATAAAGGTTCGTCTTCTGAATCATCAGACACTAGAGTGATATATTTCATAATCGCCTGCCCTTTATTTTCCGCTTTCAGTAAGGCGTAATACGGTTGGTTAATTTCAAAGTATTTCATTCTCTTTATTCTCCTTTCGCGTAATCGTCGCTATGCGAACTTGTTAGATTCTTCTACTTTTCGCAAAGCGACTTTCATGTTCTCCTCCACTTTTCCCACAACATAAACCAGAGCCTCGTCAAAAGAATCTGCGCTGATAGCAAATATTTCATCATAAAAATGTTTGTCCATAGCGGAACAAGTGTAAGTTATCAAAGGCATGTGTCCTTCTTCGACAAGTTTTCCGTTTCCATTTTCCACTTGATTACGGGCGGTAACTTCAATAATCACCCCTTGTTTCCGAAGGTGTTCTATACGTTCAAAAATAGTCATACTTAATTCATCCCTCACTTCGCATAATCCGTCCTATTCGCTACTAAGCAGATCAATCAAATCCATTTCGCCGGCATCGTCCTGCTGCTTCTCTTCTTCAAAAAGGCCGGCTCCCTTACACTCAGCACCCCATCTAAACCAGTGGTGAGCGTGATACTCGAAGGACTCCATGCTGTCTATCGTGTAGCCCGATTCAAAGAGCTGTTTCAGCTGCTCTTTTTTATTCGTGATTTCCCGGTCCGCTCGCTGGATTTGGGTCATGCTTCCACGTCCAGTAGCTCCGGATCTTCATAAATATTGCCGACAATCACAAAGCCGTGCTTGTATTTGATGTTTTCCTGCGACAACATGAAGCCTTCGAGGATGTCCATTTCATCATCAAACTGGAACGCTCCGTCGTCGAATATGATCGGATACTTGTGATGGTGCCACGGTGATGGCGAATCGTATTGGAGGATGTCACCCTCGTATATCTCCGTTCCGCACTTGTCTGTCAGGCCGGTGTACTGATCAGCGCAGCTAACCTTGAAATCATCAATTTGTTCTGTAAAATCTTCAAAGCAGTCATAATCCATCTTGGCTGTATCGATAATGAACAGTACTGGTGTTTCTCCTTGATAAAAAGCATTGTTAATCAACGAGCCATACAGCCACTCCCCGGTTTCTATTGACTTTCCTCGGAATTTAACGGTTTTCATGCTTGCTCCACCTCCATCAGCTCCGGAAGCCGCACTTTCTCCCGTTCAAGCTCACTCACCGTCAGCTCATTTAGCAGTCGTCCGTCCAAAGCAAGGAAGAATCCTTGTTGCTCCAATTCCTTTATGATTACTTGCCGTCTTAGTTCCGCCATGATATCCCTCCATGTATTTCCTAAAAGTCCAGTAGTTTCAGTGTTCTATACTTCTGCAGTCTGACGTAGTATGGTACCTGGGGAAGTTTGTCCATTTCGCTCCATGTCGCTTAATAAACGCTCGTTCTCCCGGTATATCTCCATCAGCTGAGCCTTCCGTTGTTCCCAAAGTTCCGGGGGCGTATTCCGTCCGCGGAGATAGATTGCTGATTGAAGCATTACACCTTCTCCTTTCTAAGCCGCCAGTCTTGACCAACACATTCGATCAGATGGTCTTCAAAGCAATTACCAAGCAACCGGCTTGCGGCTGCATAACCAATGCGTTCAGCAAGGGTTCCGCGGTCTTCATTACTGCTGAAAACAATGGGGCGGTTTGCTCGATATCGCTCGTTAATGATTTTGTAGTACATTCCTTCTTTTGCTTCGGAGGGTTTTGACTTGCCAATATCATCCCAGATCAAGACGTTGACGTTCAGTGCCTTGTCCAGTAACTTATTGAGCATCTCATAGCCATCATCCATTCTTCTCGCCTGCATAAGTTCATCCATGAACGATATGTCGGAAACAAGCAGTGTGTTGTAGCCTTGACGCATCAACCACTTAGAGGCAGCCACTTGCAAGTGTGTTTTGCCTAGCCCAAAGCTATTTTTCTCGTGTTTTATTTGAGAACGATCCGCTGATGGGAGGCTCCGTATCCTCTGTTCGCCAACCTCCGCAATAAATCCAAGATTAGGCTTTTCACCAGTATCTCGATTTTGTTTTTTATCAAAGGAATCTTTGAACAGTTTCAAATAAGCTTTCATTGTGTTTGAAAGAAGATGTTGAACCTCTGACTCTATCTGGTAATTGTCGAATCGAGCATTCTCGAATTCTGACGGTATCATGGCACTTTCAAACCGTTGACTAATGATTCGCTGTTCTCGACATTCGCAAGGTCGTCCAACTTCATAACCGTCTTCGTCTTTGTATAAAATCCATTCTTTTCCTTTGCATTTCGGGCAAACAGATTCATCCTCCCCATGCTGCTTTATCTGCTTCGAGTTGGCGGAGAAATTCTTCTTTACTTTGTCCTGCAGATCGGCCATGACTTCGCTGATGCTTGTAAATCGATCCCCCATCTGTACCTCCTCCATTTCGCTTTTCGTAATGCTTGTCGAGAATATAGCCGACGCAGTACTCCAGCTTTTGGATATTAGACCTGGAATGCTTACTTTGTGTGGCGTGATATTGCTTGAACTTCTCTTCCATCCAGGTAAGAGCGTCGTTCAGTTTCACGCCTTCTCGGAAAATCTCCTCAGCTGCCATGTCATCTTTGCTCGATGTCATAAACCCATTGCCTCGAAGGGTGATGAATTTATTTAACAGCGCTTGAACGTAAGAAGTCTGTGATATTTCTCCCGAGTCTTGCTCAGGATTTCCCTGTGGGTCGGTTTCCGGCGTCCCGTCACTTGCTCCTTCGCCCACGCGCGCATCAGCAGCAGTAGTACCATCATTCTTAATGCATTCTAGTTCATTCTTGTTTATATCCAGAGACTGTTCCTTGCCTGTTCCTTCGCTGTTACCTTCACTCTCTTTAACTTGGTAAGAATCCCAATTTATCAGGGTTATAAGTGTGTACTGTCTGTTACTTTTACCACGGCTTATGGAAATCATTTCTTGTTTCTCTAACCACTCCAGTATTTTTGAAATGGTCTTAGGGTTCGCTTCTTTCCAAGTGGCTCTCTCATACCATCCTGTTTCTTCCGCTATCTTTCGGACGGAAGTAAGATGCTGCCCAGGCTTGATAGTGAGAAAATCGTCATCGATGGGGATCCGTTTCTCGCGATGATTGACTTTGTATTTCAAATACTGCCAAACCCTGTGGTACAGGGGAGGCATGAGCCAAATGTCGCTTTCCAATTCCTTTCGGAAGTCTTTGATGTATCCTTGCAATGCCTACCCCCTCCCTCAGTCAGCAAGGCTGTTTTTCTTTTCGCAAATCGCTGTCATGCCTTCGATTTTCACCAGTTTCATTTCTGGGTAGGTTTTATTAATGTAACCCTGCACATACTGTTTAAAGAGCCGACCCCGGTCCTCACTATCTTTTGTCAGACCCACATAGAAACCGGGGATCGGCATTCTGTGTTTCATGGGACATACACTGGAGATCCAGTAAGCTCCATGATCTCCCTTTTAAAACGTTCTTCATCGGAGTTGCTATCTGACAGGTGCAACATCCAGATCTCTTCAAGCTTGCTCAGGTCATTAGCCCGCAGAAATTCTTTAAAGTTCTCAAGGCTCATGTGAGAGCGCATGAGTCGTTTTCGCATGACCTGCGGCACTCTTCCTTCTAAGATGTTTTCGTCCAGGATGTCGAGACTGTAGTTGCACTCAACGAGAATGTGCGTCAGGCCATTAAACCGGTATCGAATGTAATAGGTGTCTGTGGCAAACAGGAGCTTGTCTCCGGCTTCGTTTGCCAGCAGGAACCCATATGGTTCACTCACATCGTGTTGCACGTCAAAGGGCAAAATAGTCCATGTTCCGAGGGTAAATCCCTGCTTTGCCTGCACCGTTTTGATTCGGTGATTGCTCTGTCCGATTGCCTTTGCGGTACCGGCGCTCATATAACAATCAATGCCAGCCCTTGTGATTTCTTTAATTGCTTTGCAATGGTCTTGGTGCTCGTGTGTTATCACGCAGCCCTCAATCTGTGATACTTGAAAGTCCAGTCCGAGTTGTATCTCTTTATATGATATGCCGCATTCCAGCAGTATCGGGGTTCTGCCATCGCTGACGCGGTAGCAGTTCCCCCTACTGGAAGAGGCAAGTGCAGTGATTTCAATCATTAGAACGGTGGATCCTGTTCTTCGAACGACTCTGTCAGGTCTAATTGATCTTCCTGTCTCGGCTGTTCTTGTTGCTCTTTTTTGGGCTGCTCTACTTGTTCCCGCTGCGGCTCAGGATCAGGTGTGGCCGATGCCGGTTCGACATCGAGAATTTCCTGATTAGCCTTTTGGTTCACTTCTTCGCGCATCCGGCCTTCTTCCGCAACATCATCGCTGTGATGAAAATGGTTCATGACAAGACTGCCATCATCGCTGGAGTTCATGAATTTCTTGCAGGCACGGTTAATCACGGTTTTCTTTGCCATTTCTTGCTTGAAGTTATCGTGCGTAGACCCTTTCTTCTCTTGGGTTTGATCCTTCCCCCACATTGGTGACTGGCTCCATGACTGTCGTATTTCATCAATTGTCATCAATTCCGTATAAAGATTGCCGTCTGCCATTTCGATAGTGCAGTAAGCGCCCGATATTTTTTCTTTGTCGATGTTGTTAAACTGCTGCTTATGGGTGAGGTTCTTAATCCGTCCATTTTGAATCTCGTAATTTACTTCATCACCTTGATAGATTACTCCTGCATCAATCGATTTTGCCCCAGTAACTCTTTGAGTGACGGCCATTGTGCCGAAGTAGGAACGCTGAAACGTGAGCTGATCTCCGTAAACGATGAAGTACCCTTGCTTTTTGTTGGGATTCAGCCCCTGCACAACCATATCCAGCAGAGCATTAGCAACACTGTCTCTTGTGCAAACTTCCAGAGCGGGCTTCCTATTTTTATCTTGTGTGTTCTGCAGCACCAACCATGCGCTTTTCATGGCATTCTCCGGAGAGTAGTTTGCCGGAAAATGTACCTCCCCGGTTTCCTGAAACTTCTTCACCCTCTCGGAAACCACGTCCACGGTGTCTTTCTTGATCATTGCTAGTTCATTTTTTTGGTCTGCCAATTAAACCGCCTCCTTATGGTGTGCTTGTTCAATGCGAAGTTGCTTGTCCGGCTCGCTCACTACTAAGCTGATAACCTGCGCTTTGGTATCTATCAATCTCGTAACGGCCTCGCTGTTGTCTACAAAGATAGGTGCTGAGAAGCGATAGTGTTCGCTGAGAGTGTTAATGATATCGAGCCCAACATTAATACGGGCAGCGTTGTTCAGGCCGCCACTGTATGGGACTCCCTGAAATAAGGTCTCGCATGTCTCTTTCAGGCCTTCATTTATTTGAGTATCAAAGAGCTTAAACCGTGCGTGCTTGAATTTGTTGTTTATCTTTTCTTCTAAGAGATCCACTTTGGCACGGATGAACTCTTCTGTCAGGTACAGCTCGTGCTCAAGTTTTTCGTACTGTGCGGAGAGCTCCTTCTGCTCGTCCTCCAACTCCTTGATCCGATCGGCTGCCTGCCGTTTCTGCTGGAATTTCGCCTGGTCCTGTTCGAAAGCGGCTTTCTTGGACTTGAGTTCATCCATCTCGGTGCGGACCCTCTGCATGGATTCTTGAACTGAGTCCTTCAACTGTTTGATTTCCTGCTCGATGTTCTCGGCTTCCTGCTGCTTAGCTTGATACTGTGCATTCTCGGATATATCACTGACGTTGGCCTGCAGGTTTTCAATCTCGGTACTTAGAGCCGTAATTTCATTCTGCTTGGCTTCCAGTTGCTTCTGTGCTTGCTCTGCCTCTTGTTGAGCTGATGCCTTGTCTTGCTCCAGTTCTTGGACTTTCTCTTTCTTCTGAACGCCGGCCGTTTTGATATCCTCAAGCTGTTGTGATTTCCGGCGGTTGAATTCGGCTAAATTCGCTTCATAGGCCTGTACAGCTTTCTCATGAGCAGCTTCTACCTGATCTGCCGGCAGGTTCTGGCCGCAGGCGGAACATGTGCAGTCCTGGTCGTCTTTGGTGGGCTTGATACCGTCATATTCCTTGGCGTTGGTATCCTGCCACTGCTGCCGGAGGTCCGATGCATCCTGATTCAACTGCTGTATCTGTCCATCATCCGTTGATATACGGTTGTTCAGTTGCGTAATGGCCTGTTCCAGCTGGCTCTTTTCTTTCTCCAACCCGTTCAGTGAAGAGCGCTTTTCATTAATCTTCTCGTACTGATCGGACTGGTGATGGTTCTTGATTTCCTGCAGTTCTCCCTGTACTTCAGCAAGTTTCTTCTGTTTCTCGGTAACTTCACCACCGGACTGGATCCGGTTCAGTTCTTCTTGTTTAGCGTCGAGGTCTTGAGACAACTGTTCAATGCTGCTTTTAATCTGTTCTTCATCCAACCTTGAAGTGTCGGGCTTTCCTCGGTCTACTTCATCCATGCGGAGTGGAATCTCATCAATTTGTTTGTTTATCTCCTTCCGTTTAGAGGCAATGACTTTCCGGTGATCTTCAATGCTTCGTCCGTTCAGGGCGTCTGCAAGCTTGTCCAGCCCCTTCCGACTTTTCATAACCTCTTCGTCCGAGACATCGCCTGCAATTTCAAGGAGAATGTCACGGCGCTTCTGCCAGTGCAGCTGCTCATTGAAGTAGCTTGGAGACGTAAGAAGCTTGAATATATCTTCATCGATAATGGAAGATACCTTCTCGTCGTACTCTTTTTTCTTGGCCGGAACCCCGTCAATGTGGTATTCCGTTGTATGGCCGGTGAGCTGTTTATTTATATCGCCGCGCTTCTTCGTCCACTTTTCTTTGTAGGTTTTACTCAGCGATAAGGGGCTGCCATCGACTTCAAAATGTGCTTCAACTTCGTGGTCGAGACCACTGATTTCTTGGCCCTGCCCTGTAAGTGTTTTAATGGAGAAATCCTTTTTATTGTTGGAGTCCTTATCAAATAGCAACCATGTCACAGCATCGAAAATGGTGGTCTTTCCTGTGGCATTGTCACCAAATACTTTAATGTGCTCCCCTTCCGGCTCTAATGTGAAGTCCTTAATTCCTTTGAAATTCCGGAGTGTCAGTCGTTTCAATAGCATCTGTTTCACGTTGATTCCTCCCTATTTGAGTTTTGAGGGTGAATCGCATATAATTAAAGTAATAGGTATTACTGCGATTCACCCCAACGATCAGCCCGCCAGCTGGTCGTTTTTTTGTTCTTCAAGCTGTTGCTGTGTCCGTTCGATTTCCTCTACCATATCCATCATGTAGCTTTGCATCTGCAAAATATTACGCTTCATATCATCGAGCTGATTCTGGATGTTCTCGATATCCAATGCCCTTCCTCCTTTCCGCATCATATGTCCAGCGAATGATGTCCCGGCTTATACCCAGCTTTTCAGGGAGCCGGTTCAGAGCTTTCTCCATGCCTAGTGCTTCAATGTGGTTCACAATGTAGAACTTCAATTCTGTTCTAAGTCGCATTGCGACCTCTCCTTTCTGGTGCCGGTGCACCGCCGAGCCCATGACTGGGCAGAGGGGAATGGATAGAAGGGATATCCATCGTCATAGGCCCAGCGGCAAACCGGAAACCGGCTTGCCTGCTTATCAACCTAAGTGGTATAATTAAATTGGTAATGACCCCCCTTTAAGCGCTAGCAGTGTCCTCTGCTGGTGCTTTTTCATTGTGACGCTCGATCATGTGACCGACTTTCACGATATCTCTCAAATCCGTGGAGTACGGTACACTTGCCATTTTGGTGTGTGCGTCCGCGTCTGCTACATAATCCAGAAGTTCGTGACTGATTTTGTTATGAGTTCTCATTTCTCAATTCCTCCCTAATTTTTATAATCAGATCGAAACGTATTAAAGTCTTTAATCATCATGATTTCATCTCTCCAAGCTGCGCCATTCTCTCCCGATCCGTGCGCTCTTTTCTTAGATTTTCAAAAGCTCCGATCGAGTGCATCAGAATATTATTGGCAATGCCTCCGTTAATCCATGTCGCTTCAACGTATTGCTGGTTCAGCCCCCATTGATTTTCCATGGCCACTATCAAACAATCTGCCGCATGTCTAACATCTCTGATCTGTTTGGCCGAGGCTTGCATCTGCTGACGGTCTCTATCCTCAAACCCTTTCCATGGCCGCCAGTGTTGAGAGAGCTTTTCGATATCTTTGGCAGCAATAAAGCTTTCCTCCACCTCGGCTTTAAAATTGTCCAACTGGCTCGGGACGTTATCCAAAAGCCGCGGATCCGTCGGAGGCTCACTGATACCGTAGATGTGCAGAATATGTTTGAGAGCAAGGAAGTCTTCTACGGCTTCACACCATTCGATGCATTCCTCCAGGTGGACTTGAGACGTTCCATCTTCAATGCCTGTCAACCGCCGCTCTGTCATCCCCAACTGTTCTGCCAGCCATCGTTTGGTCCGTCGTTCGGGTTTCTTGGCTCGCTCCCTGGCCGTTTTTAAGATCGTTGGTATCGCTGAGGGATTATAAAGCCTCGCTTTTTCCGTTTTGTTCTGCATTGTGTTTGCCTCCTAGTAATTGGTTTTTCAATGTACGATAGAATTATAGATAACTTGTCCATTCGCGCAGGCTTAATCAGCCCGCTGCTTGTCGTATTCTGCATTGATCGCTTTTTGCTCTTCGAGAGATAGGTCTTTCCATATAGACCAACCAACGCGATGAAACTGCTCTAAAATGCGTTCCACTTTTTCAGGAGGAACCGGGCCTGGATCAACAATCTTGATCTTCGTGTTGCCGTCGTAATACTCCATGGATTGGTCTTGATATTTGTCAGTCATTGGTGCATCACCTCGTGACATTTTATGCGGCTGATCCATGTGGACTGCCCTCCTTCTTTAAGTGGATGTCTGCTTGTATTCATCGAGGAGAATGTTTGCCAAATCAACCTGGCCTTTTCCTGTAATAAGGGTGGTTACGCTCTCGACGCCGCCTTCAGTGCGACTAATTAAGGTGACGTTCGTATCGAACCATCCTTTCTCGATGTACTTTTGTTTCGGATTGTTGCGTTCGCGGCCGTGTTTGATCAGATATCCCTGCTCTCTCAGCCAAGCGAACAATTTATTACGACCGATACGGAGACCATGGTGCTCATATATCATCTTGGCAAAAGCTCCGATGTTCACCGCGGCGTTTGAGTTGGACATGGCTTTGCCGAAGGTTGAATAGGGCTTGTCCAGTTGAAGTTGCTGTTCGGCTGCCTGCCGTTTCTGCTGTTCGTCTTTCAAGTTGGTCGCCAGCTGAATGATGGTATCTGGATTCATCAGCGTTTCTTCGATTTTTTCCGGTGTCATATATGCGCCGTGTTTTCTAATGGATGGAATGACTTCATCTGTGACCCATTTTCTAAATTGCTTAGCTTCCGGCTTGCGGCTATCCATGATTACGTCATACAATCCACTTTCATTAATGAAGGTAGCGTCCTGCGTTCCGCCAGATGTTTCAAGGGGGTGATTTGAAATCACGTCCTTGTCCAAACGCCTTTTAACACCGGCGACTTGTCCAAGTTCTAAAATGTCGCAAACATCTTTCAATAGAAAATACGGCTGATCGTTAATGGTTTCTGTTCGAACCTGCTGCCCTGCGAATTGAAAAATAGTTAAGTTACTCATGCTTACCTCCTTCAAGCTGATGTGGTTTTAAATATTGAAATGCACTGTCGTGACAGAGAAGAGAAAAACGATGGTGAAAAGAGCCAAGATGCTCCATTCCGTTCCTGATAAATTAAGCATGGCCTCTCTCCTTTAAGCTGATGATGTTTTACTACACGATTCGTGGCTTTCATCTTCAAAAAAAATAGTCCAATTAAATCCCAATACTTTAGAGATTTTTTTGGCATTTGATACTGAAGCGTTACGCTCGCCCAACTCAATCATCGAGTAAGTGCTTCTATTCATGTTTGCTTTTTCTGCGACCTCAGATTGTGTAAGGCCCATTTCGCTTCTTTTATATAAAAGCCAGTTTCTCAACTTACTCACCTCCAATTCCACGTTTCGTGGCTTAGTTAGTTATATAATAAGCCGCATAACGTGGAATGTCAATAAATAATTACACTTTTTGTGGCATTTATTTTAAGCCACTCTTTGTGGCGTTATAATGTAAAAAGACCACAATATGAAGGGTGTTCCCTTATGGAATTTAAAAACCGACTGATTGAATTGAGGAAAAACAAAAAAATTAATCAAAAAGAGTTAGCGGAAATAATCGGTGTAGCTCGGACCACTTACGGAATGTATGAGCAAGGCCAACGAACACCTGATTATGATACATTGCAGAAAATAGCTGATTATTTCGAAGTGTCTTTAGATTACTTGTTGGGAAGAACGAACAATCCCACTACTCCAAATGAAGAATACGATCCAATGGAAGACTTGAAACAATTCTTCATCGATAACGACCTCCAAGACGCCGGCTTCAATTTTTACGACATTAACGAGTGGAAAAAGATGAGTCGGGAGCAGATTCAGGAAGTGAAGAATCATTGGTTGTGGGTGAAGGAAAAAGCCCGTAGGATGGAAGAAGAAGACAACGGCGATGATGATTTGAATTTTAACGACTAATATGTGGGGAGATTTGATGAACTATAAATTATTACCTTTTATTGTTGTGACTTCTTTTTCCTTACTTATAGTTGCCGGTTGTTCTTCGGAGTACAATGAGAAAATGGAACAAGGGGAAGAAGCCGAGGATAATCAAAATTATAATAACGCTATTGCTGCTTACTCTGCTGCGCTGGAAATAAAACCAGAAGATGAAGACGCTCAAGAAAGCCTTGAGGATGTCAAAAGTGAAAAGCAGCGGATTGAGGAAAGACGTGCTGAGCGTGAACGTAAAGAAGAGCAGGAAAGAAAAGAGCAGCAGGCACGAGAAGACGATGAACAGAAATACTTAAGCTCCTTAGATCAATCCACGATAGCCGGAAAAGCTAAAGCATCTATTTTTGACCTGATAGAAAGCGAGAGTACACCATCAAACCAGACATTCAATAATGTTATTTATGATAGTGACATAGGATTGTTAGAGATTTCAATCCCCAGTGATGGAAATGTATTCACAGGATTAATAGCAGATGGCTTTCGATCTGATACTTTGAAAATATTCGAGCGCCTCAGTAACAACAAACAGTTTGAAAAGGTAAAGACAATTGCAGTTGAATTTACTATGGCACTTGAAGATGAGTACGGTAATACTGAACCTGGGAGAGTCTTTAGAGCCCGTGCAAAAGTGAGTGAGTTGAAAAAAATGGATGACCCTTCATATTTTATTTTACCGAAAAATCTTGACCAAATATCTGAAAATGTTTTTGTCCATCCTTCCCTCCGTTAATGTAATAGTTTCTTATTGATTAGCCGTAACGGCTTTTCTTTTTACCATAATACCAAACATTTGTTCTTTCAGGGGTGATATCATGCATCATACACACAGAGAAGATTACGTACTCAAGATGTATCGCTATCTACGAATCTACACTCCAAGAGAAATCGATGAACAAATCATCAGCCGCAGGTTGCGGATATTCTTGAAATATCATGACAGGGGTTCCACTTACAAAGAACATGGGCGGTTCCGTGCCATCTATTTGCAACGAGGTCTGACACCGGAAGATCACCGCATTCAGTTCTTTCATGAATTAGGACATTTAATGCGGCATGACAGCAATCGAATGTTCATCTCAGGCGGTCTGGCTGATTATTTAGAATGGGACACAAGGTTATTTGAGATGTATGCCGCTCTCCCCCATCATATGCTCCGCGGATACGACTGGGATGCTCCGGATATTATTGAGCAACTGGCAAATGATTTTGTAGTGCCGGCAGACTTTGCAGAGAAGCGATTAAATCAGCTATATAGGCAATCCATCGTGCAGCCTGTTGTAACCAGAAAAACAGATCCCCAGCTGCCTACTCACTCTGAAAGTTATGATCCGGCCAATTGGTCTTATGAAACACAGAGAATTATGAGTCAACTCCAGGAACAAATCGGCGAGGAGGTCGTTAATTATGTGGGTTTATTACGAAACGATTGATGGAGAACATCAAGCGAAGTGGGTACTCGTTAAGACAGATGGAGAGCAGCGCAGCTCCCTTCTTTTTTACACGGTTCCTGAGAGCGTGGAGTGCTTCTATAAAGAAGATTTTGCTGACTTGGCTATTCTGTCTGTCGATATGGGCGAACTCGTCAGAGATCCGTTCGATGACGACAGTTTTGCCATTAATATCGGTATGGTTCAATCCCGACTGGAAAGCAGCGGGTATGATCCAGGCATGCTGCATGAAGCTGAGTATTTTATCATGCTTGTTGAGGATCTGGAGGAAGTAATGTCCATGGATCTAACGCTTTTGTTGCGTTAATTAGCGATTATTGATGTAAATTGGTGTCTAGTTTTGTCGAAATCACCATAAATTGAGCAGTATTTAGTAAAATTCAATTAACAAGATAAGTCTTTTATCTTATCTTTCTTTGAATTATTTTAATTACATTCGATTATACTTTAACTACATACCAAAGGAGGAGATAAATTATCACGAGGTGTTGATAATCATCAACACCTCGTGATAAGTTTAAAAAAAAGGAGAGGTTCA